TGAGCCAGTAGGGTTTTCCCACACCTGAACATTGGTGACGCCCGGTACATTTGCGACGGATCCGTAAGTGCCCTCTAAAACCGTGAGCGAGGGATTGGCCGTTGAAATAGCTTGTCTTTGTCTCAAGGCGCCATCGGTCTCGACCGGGTTCCCGGGCGTCGCGGCAGACACGTTGTTGACCGATTGCCAACCAAGAGTTGGTGTAAAAATAACGGTGATGGTCGCGGCCGAGGCGAGTACTGCACCCGGGTTTGCGGCCGTTGCGGTTACAACAATTGATCCACCAATTGGAATCGTGACCGTTAAAGGTAAAATCCATTGTTGATTTAAAATGTCGACTGCGATTCCAGCGTTTGCAGGCGTCCCGTCGCCGATCACGGTCCCACTCGTCCCAACTATGGTGAGGTTGACGGTCGAATTAGTCGGTACGTCTTTGGTGAGGCCGTTTATTTTTACGTTACGAGCGAGGCCCACACCTTGAGCGGTGGCGGGCGAGAACGAATTATAAGTAGCAGCTCCGAGCGCGGCTTGATCGTAGGCCGCAAGTGCTTGGATATTGACCCATTGGCCGTCCATGCTATCCGCGCCTAAGTAAACATCGGCCCCATAAATCCCTTGGTACGCGGCCGTGTAAGCTGCGAGAAATGTCGGGAAATCCGCAAAGTGGTACCCCTGGGCGTCGATCCAAGCAAGAGTTGAATAATCTATGCCTTCCACTTAGTACCTCTTCTAAAACTCGGTCTGGTTTATAACTTGGACCGGGGTCTGGCTAAACTGGGTCCCGACGCTCAACTGCGAAACATAAGTGCGGCCCGTCCGGTCTTGCGCACTCTGAAAGGAAGTAATGTCGACCACACCTTGAATGTTCAAGACGTAGTCTTGAATCGTCAAGTCGGAAGTCGTTTGACTGGCCTTACCTAAAATGCCCTCTAAATAGGGGAGCCCCTGTGAGGTGTCAAACGACCACTCGCCAAGCCAAAGCTTACAGGCAGTGCCTACAACTTGAGCAACACATGCGACGCTATCCACCAAGAAATTGTCTAGGCTATTTCCGAAAAGCATGTCGCCGGTACTTGATAGTTGTCTTACGCGCATTTTAAGTCCCCGGTGTCGGCACGGCCGTTGAGGCGCTGCCGCTTGTAACGCCCGCATGGACGTGTTGAGAGAGTTTAACGGCCACGGCCGGAACCGCGTTCATTGCCGTCACCTCGGCCGTTGCCGTGATTGCTCCCGTGACGTTCAACGCGCCAGTCACCGTGAGCCCGCTAGGCGCCTTCAAATTGATTGCGCCGCCCGGAGTGATTTCTAAATAACAAGTGCCGTCGGCCGTCGTGAGCCTTGCGTTTGACGAACTTATGCCCACATAACTCGCGGTCTTTGGATTAGACATTTGAGCGGGAAAGGCAAAGCCGTCGCTCAAGTCATGCATCCTGACTTCCATTGGTGGTTGAGGCTGGGTCGGCGGGAGTTGAGCCGCGTTGTACGCACCGTTTTGCCACCAAGAATCAATGCACCGACTCGCGAACACCACCAAGACCTCGTCGCCAACTGCAATCGGTAAAGTCAATGCGAAGCCGCCCGCGGCCGGGAACATGATAGGCACGTCGACGAGGAGCGGTAGGTTGACAAAAGTTTCCACGCCGTTCTCGTCGGTGACGACGCCTTGAATTGCAGGGACTGCCGTCAAGGTGAGTAGCGTCCAGTTTACCGATTGAACAATGCAAGGGACCGCAGTCCAGAGACCAGACTGGTGCCCGTCAAGAGCTATTCTTAAAGACTGTTCCGCATCGTTTAGTAACTGACTTCTTTCCATTAGCTACCCACCATAACTTGTCGTTGTCGCATTCAGCGGGTTTGAACTTATGCTCGTATTGATGCAAATCAAATCTGTATACCAAGGGTCGTTCCCCCTGGTGTCGCCCTCGTGCCCGATTGTCCACACGTAGTAAGTCCCGTCGGCCCTAAGGGGAGCTGGAATATTCGCAGGGGAGCCCGGCACTCCGAGGTTTATTTTGAAACCAGCGATTGAGGCGTTGTTGATATTAATTCGGCCGCCAACTTTTATGAGCGGGTTCATGAGGCATTTAACATTCACGCCGACAAGGGTTTGCTGGGGAGTGCCGATCATTCCGGTCTTAGAGGTCAACACTACGGCCTCGCCTTTAGCGTAACCATGCACCGGCACGAACTGGATTTGCCCGTTTTGAATGGACCAGGATTGATTGATATTTCGTCCAGCGTCTTTCAAATATTTTTTCGCAGGCCCGTACATGACTTTTCCGCGCGGAAGCCTTGCACCGGACGCCCCTTGGACCGGCTGAATGGTGCTTCCACCTGTCGTGTTCATTGAAGAGGCCGCCGCATTTATCTGGTCGACTTGACTCGGATTAGTCAAAGTTCGGTTTACGACTGCGAAGTTGTAAGAAATATCGCCGTCGGAGCAATTGAGGTCAATGAAAGTATCGGTCGCACTCTCTCGTCCTATGATGGCTTGCTTGATGGTGCCTTTGAAAACGATACCGAAATTTGATTGATATCCACCTTGCAAAATAACTTTAGTAAATTCTTTCTTGACCTGTAGAGCGGTGGTTTCGCTCAAGTTGTAAACCCTAATGTCGGCAATGTTTGGTGTTGCGGTACCTGTCATTTTCACTTGAAATTTAATTCTAAGTGCGGACAAGTCCAAAGCTTGGCCTTGAGTATTCGAAACCAAAAGCGTGCAAGTTCTCAAAAACTGAGTCGAGCTGGCAGCCGGCGGAACATTTGCTAAAAGGTTTGAACTTATTGATAGGCTCACGGGACCGCCGTGAAAAAGTAAAGATTCGAGTTTGAGCCCAGATTGTCAATGGTGGGGACGGCCCATTGATCGCCATTCGTGTACGCGATGAGTTGACCGGGGATTCCTAAATATTCTAAGCCCTCGAGCATGTCGGCGCCCGTGATAAACGGGATATTGCAAGCGATGGCGTTTTGGGAATCTTGAGCTAAAACGTCCATGACCCAGCCGCCCTCGTCGGCGTCGTTCCACCTCACCACCAAGGTGTAGTTTTGAGAACCTAGCTCAATGTCAAACGACTGAGGTGTATTGGTGAGGGGAATCAAGAACTGGGATTCGTCGGGAGTTATTTGACTCATTTAGCCACTCCAAGCGCGCCTTTGACGCCGTCGGTAAACGAAACCGCTGCGGACTTCTTTCCAGTCTGAGCGGTGGCCCCGGTCTTGGCCGGATTCTTTTGATTGCCCCTTGAAATCTGAATGGTGCCGACCGGCACTAAAATCACTTGCACATAACTTGCGGTGATCGACAGGCAGTTCTCAGTTTTAGCGTCGGTCTGCATTCCTAAAGAGGTGAGGAGCATGCTCGTGTACGTCCGCTTTGGAGTGACGATATTAAACGGCACTCTGGACGATTGCAGCGTCAAGAGTTGTTGGTAAAGTTTTGGGAGCGATAGGTTTAAATTCGCTGAGAAATAAATCGTATGTGAGAAAACGGTCGGTTCCATAAACGCGTGATCGGTTATGCTGGCCCCTTGTTGGACGGGTTGTTTCGTCACGGTCAAAGTGTCGGTCGTCGATTCGTTGATGACGACGTTGATTTGAATGGTGTCGACCATTCTTTTCGGGCCAGTAGGAAAAAGTGAAATGGGCTGACTTAGGAAACTCATCGTGTCGGGCTAAATAAGTTGCGGGCCATGTCTGAGTTGACCCTTGATTGTTCGCCAGCGACAGATTTACCGACCGACGACGCGTCGGCCGATCCAATAACATTGATATTCGTCTCTTGCTTTAGATGCTGAGTGCTCTGCGAACTGTTTTGCACGCTCGAGCCGACCGGATTTGCAAGAGGCCCGGAGCCTGGAGGATTTTGCAAATTCGCGGACGGGTTTGGCTGGCTAAAATAGCCCGCTGCATTTTGCACGCCGTTAGCTAGGGGACCGCCGGTAAGAAAGCCCAAAACTTTTCCGCCAATGCCTGAAAAGAATCCTGAAATATTCCCACCAAAGATTTTCCACTTAGCATCCACCAAGACAAGGGCCGCGACGAGAGCACTAATTGCAGCGACTATTAGCCAAACGGGGGCCTCAATAATTGCAAGTGCAATCGCAATCGCATCAAGTTCGCCCGTTAAAACTCCCATGACCGTGACAAAGACACCAGAGACCGCGTTCCAGGCAACGACGGCCGCGGTCC